TTCTCCACGCACAAAGAAGCCATCGCCGCCGCCGATCTTTGGGCAATGCAAGGTAAGCTTCCTTTATGAGCGATGAGCACAAGCCAATACAGCCAGACTTGCACGCGATCATGAACGACCTCGCGCATGGGCTGGATATGATTTTCAACCCGGACCCGAAGAACAGGCAGAACGGTTTTGCACTGCTGGTTTTCCCGTTTCAACCGTCGCTCAAGAACCGCGCCAATTACATCTCAAACGCCCTGCGCGCCGATATGCTGGCTGCGCTCAAAGAATTCATAGCGCGCAATGAAGGTCGCTATATGTCACCCGAAAATCAAACGCCTTGCTGAACTGAAAGGACGAGCATGAAAAAAGAATGGAAAACAGGCCGCTGGGATATCGTAAATGATGCTGGCGATGGGTCGGTAATGCATACCAGCGTTACGGGCCATATGTGTGGCTATTATGGCATCAAGGAAAGCGGTAATATCACGATCACCAGCGGCGGGGTCGATACCGTTCTCCCGCGCTTAGATGTGGACCATATCCCCACCGGCTACAAAGTGCTGGGCGAATACTTCTTCGTGCGCCTCGACGCGGCGCAGGCTTTTGTAGAGTGGCTTTTAGGTGCATATGATCTGGCAAATATGACCGCTGCCGATGCGCTCAACAGCCCGGCGCTCATGGTGCAGGATATATTCACCCATATGCGTGAATTTGGCGCGTTGCACATCAACGATGATGTCGACGTATTTTTTTATCGCTTTCAAATCGGTTGCGAGGCAGCATGACACATTGGAAACCCAAATCTAAAGCCATTCACCAAGAGTTTTGCCGCCGTGCGCAGGCAAAAAACAAGCTGATGGATGAGGCCGAAATCGTCAACTTTCTGGCTTTGGCCCTTTGCGGCGAAGCGGGCGAACTGGCTAACCTGATAAAGAAAATGTGGCGCGGTGATAGCATTTCACCTGAGAAAATCCGCCATGAGATTGCCGATATCCGCATTTACCTTGACCACTTGGCCGACCATCTGGGCGTGAACATAGATGATGCCTGCGAGGAAAAGCTAGCCATCGTGCAAGAGCGCTTGGATGCGGAGGCGGCATAATGAGTCAATCCCGCAAGCATAGCCTCTTTGAAGTGTTCGTAAGCACGCTGTTTGGGTACGGCATTGCCCTCCTCACGCAGCTATGGGTTTTCCCTCTCTACGGTATACCCTTGCACCTTTGGGCAAACGCCCAGATAGCGCTCATTTTCACGTTCATTTCTATTATCCGGTCCTACATCTTCCGGCGGCTTTTTAACCACCTGACTTTCGGGAGAATAAGGTGAAGCAAATCAAAAAAATAGTTTGGGCCCTTCTGCAATTAATTGGGGTGATTTGTTTCATAAACATTGCGGCGGTTTCCGCTTCGATCGGCTGGAATAGAGGGCAGCAACTTTATCCGGTTAAAAGCGTCATTCATTACGTCATACATCAAGGAAACTAAGCACATGAACAGGCGAGAAGCAGAGTATTACATCAGCCGTGGTGCCAAGTATGAATGGGCTATGCGCAGTATTTTTCACAACGTTGCGCTTACCTTAATGCGCTGCATTGTTTTGCCCTTCGCGCTGATTATTATTCCGCTTTTCCATTTGGCTATAGCGATTCCCGCAGTGATAGAAGAAACCCTCGATAGCTATAAGGAAATCGGATTCAAAGAGATTTTTAAGCTGGCAAAACGGGACCCCGAAACAGACAAATTACTAGCCGATGCGCGGGTGGCGCTGGCTACCGATTCGCAGGGCGGCGCATAATGGCGTCAACGCAGCCCATCCGAATACAGCGAAAGCGAAAAGTAGGCTGGAAACTTCCGCCTGACACCATCTATGTAGGCAGGCCCACGCTTTGGGGAAATCCGTTTATTGCCGATGAAGTGCAGATGGCCGTGGATGCATTCCGCAAGCGTGCAACGAGCAAGGAAAGCTGTATTTCATTTGAAATGGGGCCGGGCAAACTTCAATTCGCAAAAAACAGCCACCCAGATTCTTTAGATTGGGCTTGGCGGCAATGGGCAAATGATCACCTTCATGAATTGCGCGGGAAAAACTTAGCCTGCTGGTGTGCACTCGATCAGCCTTGTCATGCCGATGTTTTACTCGAAATAGCAAACCAGGTGGCGAAATGATTTATCAAGGCGATTGCAGGGAAGTTATGCGACGCATGATCGCGGAAGGGATTTCGGTTCAAACCTGCGTAACCAGCCCACCATATTGGGGCTTGAGAAACTATGGCGTAGAGGGACAATTAGGGCTAGAGCCAACGCCAGAAGAATTTATTAGCAATATGGTCGAGGTTTTCGACCTTGTTAAGCAGTTGCTAAAACCAGATGGAACTCTTTGGCTGAACATAGGCGATAGCTATATGGGCAGCGGCAAAGGGTTTGGTGATGTTGGGATCTTCGATAAGCAAAACACAAATAAGGGCAGTTTGTCTAATCGGAAATTGCGGCCACATACACTAGGCAAGCACCCCGATATAAAGCCCAAGGATTTAGTAGGCATTCCGTGGATGCTGGCTTTTGCATTACGCTCAGCGGGCTGGTATTTGCGTCAGGATATAATTTGGAGCAAGCCAAATCCTATGCCGGAGAGTGTGACTGACCGATGCACCAAGGCGCATGAATACCTTTTTTTACTGTCAAAATCTAATCGCTATTATTGCGATATGGACGCCATTAAAGAGGCGGCAACCTTTGATAGTAACCGGCGTCCGGAAGGTTGGGCGACGGGCGATGATCACTCCGCTGCTGGATGGGCAACCGAAAAGAATCAGGGCCGTGGAAATTGGCGCGGCTCAAGTTTTGATAAGGGCAAAACAGGTGAAATGAAAGATACCAATGGCCACTTAAAGCGAAGTGGCAACAAGGAACGAAAGGATGGCAGCGAACGCGGATGCCCCGATGATAGCGGGTCAAATGTTTGCGGCTCTGTGCCATGGGAGGGTAATACCCGCAATAAGCGAAGCGTCTGGACGGTACCGACCGAAGCATATTCAGAAGCGCATTTTGCCACCTACCCACAAAAATTGATAGAACCTTGCATTTTAGCGGGTGCTCGTCCCGGCGATACGGTGTTGGACCCGTTTAACGGCTCTGGCACTACGGGTAGGGTTTCATACCAGCATGGGCGCAAATATATTGGCATCGAACTTAACCCCCAATATATCGAAATGGCAGAGCGCCGGATCTCTGGCACGCAAATAGATATGCTTACATCGCAGGGAATTACTGCATGAACGGCAAAATATCACAAGAGCATTGGGATGAAATTACAAAAACGTATCCGATGGCGCGTCGCCTACCAAACTGCGACAGGCTATTCTCCACTATGGGACCACCGCATAACTTGCCTTGTTCGGTTTGCGGAAAAAATATGGAATTGGGAGAAATTTTCTCAGGCTCATGGATGCATAATGACTGTGCGCCTAATCCTGCTTCCGCTGCGACTCTCGCAGAATGGCGTGCCAATTATATTGGCCGGCTCGCATATTTTGAAAGCGCGAGTATATGACCGGCTTAGCTTGCAAAAAACTCCTACCCTGCCCTTCATGCCCATGGCGCACTGATCAGGGTGTTGCTGCAATTCCCAATTACGACCAGGTTAAAGCCGAAAACCTCTTAAACACAGTAGGGAATGGTGATGCATTCAGGCCCATCATGGCCTGCCACCACTCCCAAGATGGAAAGGAAATCGCCTGCAAGGGTTATTTGGCCCGCGAAGGCTGGAGCAATCTTAATGTGCGTGTGGGCGCTGTAACTGGCCAAATCGAAAACCCGACAGCGGTTTTAGATGCCTGCGTAACTGCCAAAATCAAACTGGAGCCAAATTATCCAGCAGTGCTTAAGAAGCTAAGCCACGGAAATGAGGGGCCATGACGGGGGGACGCATTGCATCGACTAAACAGGCGGCGATGCGCCTTGGCTTTGTTACTGATGACGGGAAACCCAATACCCGCGCTTTCCTATTGCTGCGCCTCGACCCTAAATTCCCAAAGCCCCTTAGACAGGCAAAACATCATTTGTGGTGGGACTTTGCTGCCATAGAGCGCTGGCTTGACAATCATGCCGAATATAAACCAGAGTCAACTGATTGGAGTTCAAAAATCAGGGGACGCTTAAAAAATGGGAACATTCAAAATGAAATACCTCGTTTGCAAGCGTAAGGGCGGAAAGCTGCTTTACTATTGGCAGCCCAAAAAACTGTTTGTCGTGGGTGGAAAGCTAATTCCATGCCCCTTCAAGCCCGTTAGATTGGCAAGGGATAGCGGGAAGGTCGCGGATGCGATAAAGGAAGCCGAAAAGCTAAACGGGCACTTAGAAGCGTGGCGTAATGGCCTAGAGGCGGCAAAGCGAATTCAAATAGGGACAGTTGACTGGCTTATTGCAAACTATGTTAAGGATAGGTGCTTCACAAACCTCCGCGCTACAACGCAACGCACCTATAGAGGCGATCTGAAAGAAATTAGCAGCAAGCTAGGTGATGTGCCGCTGCAATGCCTCTCGCGTAGCGATGCCCGTGCTGTATGCAATGATTATGCTGAAAACCCACGCAAGCCATCGGCAATCGCTTCTATGGGCCGGATATTGTATAATTTTGGCAAAGAGATCGAGGCGGTCACTGCGAACCCTTTTGAAAATCTCCGAATATCAAAGGCCGCGCCGCGCCAAGCTGTTTGGCCTATGGAAACCATTGAGGCGGTACAGAAGAAGGCAGTAGAAATAGGGCTACCTTCGATTTCATTGGCAGTTCAGCTGGCGCTTGATACCGGCCAGAGGTCCACGGATATCCGATTACTAACTTGGAATCGCTATGAGGGCGGGTCGGCTAAAGTTTCGGCAAAGCAAAACATCGGTATGGGTAGAAGTTCGCGTAATGAAATCATTGGCGGCGATGCTGGAGCGTGTAGATCGCAAGGCTCCTGCCCTGCTAATTTGCGAAGGTCACTGGCAAACCCCGTACACCAAAAGATGAATTCGAGCCGGAAATTCCGTGATGTGTGTGAGGCGGCGGGCGTGGGTGCCGATCTGCAATTCCGCGATTTGCGGCGCACGGCAGTGGTTCGGCTGGCTGAGCACGGTTGCGATATTGCGGAAATTTGCGCTATCACTGGCCATAAATTAACGAGTGCCACCGAGATTCTTGAAGTATACCTCCCCCGAAACCGTAAAATGGCCGATAATGCTATCGACAAACTGGAGAATAAAAAATGAGATATTTCTACACTGACCCGCTGGCGGCCGCGTGGATGGCAAAACATTTTGGAATGAAGTTTAAGATGCAATGCGCCGAGGCAGAACTTTCTTGCACCCTGCTTTCTCCGCTGCATAATCATGACGATGGTGAGGGGCTTTTATACTATATCCAGCCTGAAAGCCTGCACATTCTGGAACAACAGAAAGATGACTTGTGCATCGGCTTAGACGAACCTGTAATTTATGTGCAGCCTATATCCGAATTGACAGAAGAAGAAAAACAGCAAAGAAAAGCACCGAAAACTACAGTTTTTATTGGGGAAATTATCCAGCGTGGCGGCGTTGCGTTCATGTGGCCAGAGATAGAAAATCCAAAAAAAGTTGGAACTTCTACAGATTCCTCGAAATAAAAAGTTGGAACCTGCATTGGAAATATCGCAAAATAAATGCGATATTTCCTTGTAAAACAATATGGTGCGGATAGAGGGACTCGAACCCCCACGGGTTGCCCCGCCAGAACCTAAATCTAGGTAGTATTGATATAATACAAGTGGTTTTCCAACTATTTAGCCAAATACCTCTTGGGGGAAACTCGGCGTTTCCTGCTGCCAGTTGGAACTTTTTTTAAGTTTTTCTTGCAGATTGCAAACGTGCCTTCCGGTTTATTAACGTGGAGCATAATATACACACGCTACACACTTTTAATTTGACTGAGTACACATGGTGTGTATAATGAATTCATGAACAGCAGAGAACTTATAAAATTAATTGAGAAAGACGGGTGGTTTTTGGTCAATACCGAAGGCAGCCATAATCAATATAAGCACCCGTCTAAGAAGGGGCGAGTTACTGTTCCGCACCCTAAAAAAGATATCCCGATAGGGACGTTAAAAAGCATAAAAAAGCAGGCTGGGCTTTAAGATTATCCGGCCACAAAGAGTAAGAAGGAGAGTCTAATGGTTTCATATTTAGGAATTGTGCATAAGGATAAAGGCAGCGATTACGGGGTTTCATTTCCTGATTTTCCGGGATGCGTAACTGCGGGTAAAACTGTGGAAGAAGCCTATAGCATGGCGAAAGAAGCGTTGCAGTTTCACATTGAAGGTATGGTTGAGGATAGCCTTACTATTCCCTCCCCCATGGCTTTTGAGGCAGCAAAAAAGCACGAATTCGCAGATGGCTTAGTGGCTACTTTTATATTAGAAGTTGCGGTGCCAAGCAGTGCTAAAAGGCGCATCAATGTCATGATCGACGAAGATGTGTTGGAAGCGATTGATAGCAAAAGCCACAATCGCTCGGCATGGCTGGGCGAAGCTGCGCGGGAAAAGTTATCCCGCGCTGGCTGAGTTTGCTAAATTCAAGTAATTATGCAACCGGCAATGTAACCATTTAAGCCGCCAAGATATTTTACCACGCGCTTGACGGGGCAAAAAAAACGGACCTATCCTTGCCGGATGGATATTGATTACCACTACTCCGATTTGCCCGAAAATGAGATCGCTGAACACATGGAAAGGCGGCGCAGGGAAACCGTGAGCGAAGCGCAAAAGGATAAAGCCCGCCGGATAAAGATGAACAACTTTCGCTTTCAAGGCGGGATGCTGTGACCCGGCGGCGGCAAACTGCCGCTTGCAGAACTTGCCCCCCGTCCCTATGGTAAACCCATTGGGCTAGTCACCCAGCATAAAGCGGCCCGCATCCGCCGCAAGGATGCCGCTACCGATTCTTGAGATCGGGCTGCGGCGTCATGTCCAATGGGAAACCTAAAAACGTCGCGGATGTCTTTATGCATCTGACTAAAGCCCGGTCACCACGGTCACAGCAGCTGGGGCTGCTTACCTTCCAGCTTGAGGTTTGAAATCAGCAATTCGCTAAACGTCTGGTTATTGCCGATGCCATAGCGCGTGCTGACAGGCTCAATAAAAAAGCCGGAAAAGATTTCGCGCACGTCGGGGTGATCGTTCAACGACAAAATGAATTTGCCGGTGATGCCCTGCATGAGATCGGCAATGCGCTGGAAATCCTCGCGGCTGAATAGGTCTTTGCCATAATCATTTTCGCAGCCATAGTATGGGGGGTCGAGGTAAAAGAGAGTGTCCGGCCCGTCATAGCGGGTGATAAATTCGGCATAACCTAAATTTTCAATGGTCACATCGGATAGGCGTTCATGCAGCTTTTCGATAAAGCCCCGCAGTTTGCGGATATTGAAGCGCGAATGGCCATGCCTATCAATGGCAAAGGATTCACTGCCGGGCTTGCCGCTAAAGCCGTTGTGCTGGAGATAATAGAAACGGGCGGCGGGCTGCACATCGGTCAGGGTGTCAGGGCGCACATTGAGAAAATCATGGAAAATGCGACGTCCGGCCAAAGAAAACCGGAGTTCGTCTAAAAGGGCGCGGTAATGGCGCTGCACGATGCGGAAAAAATTGACGACCTCGCTGGCGTAGTCGTTCACCACTTCGCATTTTGGGAGCCTAGAACGGCGAAAAAATACGCCGCCCATGCCAATAAAAGGTTCTGCATAACAGTGGTGGGGGATTGCGTCGATGCGCTCGATGATGCGCTCGGCAAGATTTCGCTTGCCGCCAAGCCAAGGGGCTGCCCCTGAGAGGGGTTTGGTGGTTTTTTCGGTCATAGGTGCCTCATTCTGCATAAACGCGCCGTAACGTGGCTGGAAAACGCTTTATGAGGCTGACTAGGCCGGTGGGGTAGTGGCGCTATTATTTCAAGCGCGGTGCGCTGCCTAAAAGAGATCGGCAAACGTCGATGGTTTCGCCCTGCGCCGTGATATAAAGCGCCACCTTTTCATCTGTGTATGGCTTATCGGGCTTCGCGGGATGATCGCACTCGTCGTTTGGGTCGTTAGCGCTCACTGGCGGGTGGCAGGCGGTCAAGAGCAAGGCCAATGCGAGGGCCGACAGGGTCGTTAGGCGTGGTTTGGTGGATGATATCGCCTTTGATTTCGTCATATTTCTTCCCCGATTTGATGATATTTTTTCGCGCTTCTTCTTTTTGCTTTGCCTGCGCAGCGGTATGCGCTGCCTCGCAGCGATTTAAATCCTGCGCTGTCTAATTTTATAAACGATCACTGCGACGCCACTTAGCGCCAGTGTTGCCAAGCCAAGGGCAACCCATAGCTTTGCCGAATCAGGCACGAAGGCCCAGAGCCAAGGTAATATCTTCATGGTGCAACTCCTGACAGGCAAAGGTTGATTTCTCTCTGCCGCCGACCATATAGCCCGTAGCAGCCACCGCCGCGCACGCGGCAATCTTTGCCACCCGAACTGTGATAATTCATCATGGCGCGACACCCCGCAGCAAAATTGCCCTTATTCGTTTCGCGCAGCGTCATGGATTTGCGATAACCGCCCTTGCCCACGTTGTAGGCAAAGCTCGTATGTGCGGCCAATATCTGCGGCGTTACCTCAACCCGCAACGCATCAACAACAGCAGCCTGATATTCTTCGCGGGCGCTTTTATTCAGATCGCTGCATTCTTCTTCCGTCATTACCATGCCCGGCCCAATGCCATGCGTGACGCCTTCGCAGATGGTCCACACGCCTGCGCCATCGGGGTATGACTTTAATTTATTGCCTTCCTCGGCAGGGATAAATTGCGAAGCGATCACGGCAGCAGCCGTAATCACCCACCCTGCAATTTTTGATTTATTCATGACCAGGGTGTTTCGTATTTTTGCGGCAGAGCACGCGCACAGTCTTGATTGCCTTGGGCAGCAAAACGAGCATTTGTATGAACAAATAAAGGAGCGTCGCCAGCGCAACTACATCATTCAGGGTAAGGCCGTAACTGATTACGCTTGCCGCCGCGCCGCCAAGGCGTGCAGTTTCCATCTTGCCGTTTACTTCCATAATTCCCCTTCTCGTTTTTGATATTTTTAATTGTTAAATCAGGCCCGTCAGCGGTGCCCAAAGAGCAATGCCAGCAAAGATTTCGCCAAGGCCCCACCCCTCGCCCGGCTGCTTTATCCGCGTGCGCATCCATTCGATGGCAAGCCAATAGGCGGGTGCGAAATAAAGGCCGTGAATCAAAAACTGCAGCCCAACTTCCTGATGGCCATGCCACCAGAACGGCGAGGCTAAACAAAAACCCCACCATGCGCCGCGTATAGTCAGCCCTGCCGCGCCCCAGATGAGCGGCCAGCGGCGTAATGGATAAATGAGAAAATCAATAAAACGGTTTTCTTTGAGGTTATCCTTGCGCCAACCACCTAATGCGCCGATGTAATCGCCCCAGCCGGAAGATGCGCCGAGCATCATCCCTACGGCGGCGTGCAGCCCAAGGTAAATGTCACCAGTGAGAGCCATCGCTAAGATGCCAAACGCAAGGGCATTAATCACATCGGAATTAATGAGCTTGGTTTTTTCCTCATCCAGCCCAAGCCAGATGCGCCACTGTCCACCGCGCACAGCATTAAAAAAGCCGCCGAGAAATGCGATCAATAAAAACATGGAAACCTCATGGAAAAGGGCGCGAAATTATGGCCCGACTTTGTGAATAATCACCTGCGCGAATACGTTATTGATGCTGAAATTGGTCGTGGGGTTGCCCTGACCGGCAGCATTGGTGGTTTCGCAGTTGTGCTGGAGTTCAAAGTTTTTAGGACCGCCGGTGACGGTAAAGGTGTCTTTGCCATAGACGATATGATTGTCTGCGGCGGTGACCTGAGAACGGCCATAATTCGTAATAACCGCGTCGGTGCTGTCGGAGGTGTTCCGTAGCCGTGCCACATGGTTGTTTGCCAAGTAAGCCGTGGCCCAGATTTCCGCCATGTATTCGCCGTTTGGCAGCGAGATCACGCTGGAAGCAATAGAAGCGCCGGAAATCGTGTTTGATTTAAGAGCGCCCAAGGCACGCTTCGTCCACGTTGACGCCGTGAGTGCGCCCGCTTGGGTGGTGCCCGTCGTCACCTGCTGAACTACCAGCATCGCGGATGATTTCATGGCCTTTAAGGCGTCCACATAAGCGGTGGTGGCAATCTTGGTGGAATTATCGCCTTGCGACTGCGTCGGCGCGGTGGGGTTGCCCGTCAGCGCTGGTGACGCCAGCGGTGCCAAGCCGACGAGTGCGGTTTGCACGAATGCCGTGGTGGCAATCTTCGTCGTGTTATCGGCAGCGGATTGCGTCGGCGCGGTGGGATTGCCCGTCAGCGCTGGTGATGCCAGTGGCGCTTTCACGCCAAGCGCTGTGTCCACATAGGCGGTGGTAGCAATCTTGGTGGAGTTATCACCCGCCGTTTGCGTCGGCGCGGTGGGGTTGCCCGTCAGCGCTGGTGATGCAGTTGGAGCCAAGCCGACGAGTGCGGTTTGCACGAATGCCGTGGTGGCAAGTTTGGTCGTATTATCGGCAGCGGACTGCGTCGGCGCGGTGGGGTTGCCGGTGAATGCGGGCGATGCCTTTGGCGCTAAAAGCGCAAGGCCCGTCGCCAACTGGTTTACCAAATTACCCGTCGGCGTGCCGCCAAGCTGGACGATAGCATTACGGATTTCTTCCGTGGTGGCATAATACCACCATGCGCCCGGCTTGGTGGCAGGCGTTCCGGTGCCGGGGTTGCCTTCTTGTGGGTAGCCGATAGATGGCGTGCCGGGATAGGTAGGAGGCGTTAAGCTGGTCGATGATTTGTAACTTCTATCCATGGTGACTCCTTAAGGGTAAGCAAAAATGATGGTTGTATGGGCAGGCTTGTAGCGTTCAAATACGCACTCCAAGGGCGCGTTTGACCAAGAGGCCAGCGGGTCATCCACGCTGTCGTTCACGGTCATTTCAAAAAAGGCTGTGGCGGTGGCGGTGACCTGCCAAGCAAAGTTCCAATCGGAGCCGTTTATGGCGGCGTCGACGTCATCATCGACGGTGAATTCGTCAAATTCCGATATGCTCACTGTGTTGCCCAGCCCAGCCGCCAGCTGCACGAAATAAGCAGCGCTTTGCCCGCCTAGGGAGGTGAGCTTCGTGAGCAGAGCAGCGTAGCGTTCTGGCGTGGACTGCTCACCCGTCACACAAGGGTCAGGAAGGCCAGCCACTCGCTCCCAATCGGCCATAAGCTCGTCGGTGGTGCGCGGGTCCGCTTCGTCTATGAGATCGACTGCGCGATTATGTGCGCGGGCAGCCGCATCGCCTAAAGCCTGTATGATGGGGTCGGGTTGTTTCCATGCCGGACCAACGGGCAGTAATTTATAACCCTGCTGTTCATAATCTTCCGGCAGTGCATTTTTTACAGCCATGTAATGGTACCGAGTTGTGCGAGTTCAGTTGCCCCCAAAACGATATCTGCCGCAGGTACCGTCAAATCGTGGTTGAATTCTCCCTGCGCAGAAGAAATGGCTTCGCGGATGCGTGAAAGATAGATCGTGCTGCCCGGCGCACCTTCGCGGCGGAAAAAATCTTCTAGCTCTGCGGTTATGGCGTCGCGGATGGGCGTTGTGTCGGGTGTGATATCTATCGTCAGGTCCACGCTGTGCAACACTGGCGCCACCACATAAACTTGTGCGGTGACCGGGCGGCGGGCGTTGACATAATCTTGCACGGCGGTAACTTCGCCAGCATCAGGAATGGGGCTTGCATCATCATCGCGGGCAAAGCGCACCGTGACGGTGCCGAGGCCCATTTCTGCGGGGAAAACCCATGCACGGGTAACGCCGGGCACTTCTAGCGCCCAGACTTCATAATCCGATGCGGAGCCGCCATGCGGTGGCTGCTGAATGCGTGTGAGCAGGCGCGCGCGCAAGCTGTCGTCATCTTCGATATCGGCACCGCCGCTAAGCTCTCCCGCAATCGCAATCGCTTGAACCCCGCTGATAGGCGATATCAGCGTCAGGCTTTGGCCGGCAGTACGATTGCCCGCTGCGCCGGAGGTAACCGCAACAATGTTGGCATCGGCGGTCAGGCCCACTGCCGTTACATCTGCTGCGGTTTCATAGTCCACGCTATCAACCGATTTAATCACGGTGCCCTGCGGGATAAATGCGCCATCGGTAGTGGTAAAGGTCACCACGCCGGTTGCAGCAGCGGCTTGCAGCCGGGGCACGCCCCACACACCTGCCCAGCGCTCTAAATGGTCCGTATCGGCAGAGTCGGGTATAATCTGGCGGGAGATATAATCCATGAAGCCATACAGGCCATGTACCTCCCCGCCGATTACGCGGGCATAGGCTTCTTTGTCAGCTCGGCGCAAGGATTCATCGACACCTAGGCGCGATAGCAAATCATTGCGTGAGCGGTCAATCTGCTCAGATAGCGCGGGGCGGTTAAATGGCATTGGCTATAAATCTCCATACATCTGCAAAGCGAAGGTCCAGCGGTGCGCCGCTGGCGCGGTAAATGGTGCATTTCATGGCAAGAGTGTTCAAACCTTGGCGCTCGGCGGTAACGTCAATGCGGGTTGCAACTCCGTCCTCAATAAGCCATTGAAGCGCTTCAACCGCGTATTCGCGGGCGCGCAATATGGTTTGGGTCGTCAGCTTTGCGCGTGCCAAAAGCCACAGGCGCGAACCGATGCGGTCATTGGCTACATTGGGGAAAGTGTCGCCCCACCAGCCATGGCGATCATCGCCGGGCAATTCGTCGTCAGGCAGCGCACGCCTCCAGCTAAAAAGCGAGATGATTACGGCGCGCACCAAGTCTTCTTCTGGCTGCATCCCAAGCGTGTAGGTGACGCCATCGACAGTTATGTCGGCGTCCTGAAAATAATCGCTCATAATTTACATCTGCTGGTTTGGCTGCTGCGTTGTGGTGCCGGTTTCTTCATGGGTATGCGTGTTGTAAGTGCTGCGCATATTGTTCATCGTTTCACCGTCGGTATCGCACCGGTCTTTTATTTCTCCGGTCACTTCTAAAAGCACCGTTTCCATGCGCACCTTTGGGGTATTGGTGATGGTAACGGGCAGGTTCGCACCATCAATGACGATGCCGGTGCGGGTCAGATGCACCTTTTGCCCTTGATCGTCGTAAATGGCCACCTCGCCAGCTGCGAGGCCCACCAGCCTATAGCGTCGGTCAGCAACGCAGATGACAACGCCATGGCTTTTGTCGCCATCCATGAATGCCGCAAGCAATTCTGCGCCGGGTAATGCGCAGGCTGTAAAGCCGTAAGGCTCCATCTGCTCCATGCCCTTAATTTCGTCAGCGAGTAAGTCGGCCTGCACCTCCTGCATCTTCTTGGCAGAATTCACCTGCTCGACGGTGCCCCGCGCCAGCATATTGGTGATGCGGCGCGCATACGGCGCTATCATTTTTGCAAAGAACCGGTGATCCATTATTCTTCACTTTCTTCGTCGCCCTCGTCGGGGTTAAGTTCTAAGTTCGACCACGAATCGCCGCCGCCGCCCTTCTTCCCTTTTTTCTTTTTGCTTGGCGATGCAATGAAACCCTCGCGTGGCCCCATGGTCAGCGTCGTAATGGTCCCGCTTTCGCTCAACGTGTATTGCACTTCTGAAATCAGCATTTGCCTTTCAAAGCCAATTATAGTGTCGGTGACGCGCACCATTTTATTTGGCAGCCAAAGGTCACCATTTGCCTGCCGCCAGCCTTGAACGCTATAGGTTGCCATCAGGCTTTTAGTGGTGCGCGATGCACGCTCATAGTCCACGCGATCGCGGCAAGTTCCCTCATCCGCCTGCCCGCATTGCTTAATGACCAGCACGCGGGAGCGCACGATAGTTGTGTCGTCCGTGGTGGCCGTTTGCTGGTTAGCAGATTGGCCAAATACATCATCGGTGCCGGACTGCTGGCCCTTGCAAATATACTTGGAATAGCGGTCCTTAAAATCGAGATCGGCAGAGCCAGTTAATATGTTGCCATTTTCCCCTCCTAAAAGAAGCGGGGTGGCGGTGCCATCATTGCCTGCGGTAAGCAAAATTAAATTGCCATCGGCATCATCTGTTGCCAGTAAATGGCGAAGGCGCAGCAGGCGGTCTATGCTTTCAAATGCCGACTCCCCTTGCTGTATCTGGTGGTCTGGGATTATCGCTCCTGTCGGGCTTTGCGAAATGACTTTGATGCCATAGGGCTTGGCAAGTTCCTGCACAATTTTTTCGAGGTTTTGCCCTTTCCATTGACCAGGCTTATTTATCGCGGAACAATCCACCAAATCCGCCGTTTTCGACCTTCCCTTTACACCCACAGTTATCTGGGATGCGTCGTATGATATTGGCGTGCCATCGACATATCCCGTCAGGATTTTGTCAGCTCCAATATACACTTCGCACAGATCACCGGGGATGATGCGGCGCACCACGGTTGCCATTTCAGGCCACCTGTCAGTTACCTCTAGCGAAAAGTCGCGGGCCTGCCGTTCAATCCCGGCGGTGATAGAAACCTTTTTCCAGCCAGCATATTCGCTACCATTTACCAGCAGGCGAACTGTGTTCTGTGCGTTCTCATTCATCGCGCCAGCACCCGCAATTCAACTGGCGGCGTAAAGCCGGGATGAATTACCTTGTTACGGTCCACGATCTCCTGCGCCCGGCCTGCATCTTCATACAAATCATAGGCAAGCGCTAAGCTAGGGGTTGTGTCGGGCAGCTGGATATTTCGCAACCGTGCAGCATCCTGCGCCCGGCGGGTTAAGTCTTTATGGACCGCCACCCGCGTGTTGGTGAGCACCGGATAAAGGTCATCTGAGGCGGTGAGCGTTTCCGCATCGAGCGCGCTAGTGAGATTATTTCGCACCGCGATCACGTCGTCAAAAACGTGCGCCGGTAAGGTGGAAGACACTTTTACTGCCTCCACCAACAATGCCTGCCGCGCAATGGCGCTGACAGCATTGGCATTGTTTTTAACTTGCTGGCGAGAGGGCGCTAGCGTCGGGTCAGGTGTAGGCTGCGCAGCCAGAACGGGATTGCTGGTCGCCGCAACGAGCGTGTTAATGTAGCGATATGAAGCCTGCGTTTGCGCGCTGGTTGATGCCGTATTTGCCGCCGTGCTCGACACCACCGTTGATAGCGTGCGGTTGGAGGCGGGCGGGGTTACCACCTTCGGTTCATTTCCGCTGAAAAGGCTAAAAACGCGAGTGACAAGGGTGGAAGGAATCCCCACTAGCCCGCCCAGATCGGCTAAAATGCTGTTTAAGTTTCCGCTAAATCCGGGAAGATAGGAGAAATTCCCGCCTGCGGCGTCCAAAGAGCTTTCCAGTGACGTCAAGGCATCATCGCTCACAAAGCTGGGATAACCATCAACTCCGAATGTTTTCAAAAAATCCTTCGTGCTGGCATCCTGTAGTAAGCCACCTTGCAACTTCGATATCGACGAGGTGGAAATACCACCGCTAGGGAAAGCAAGCGCGCCCGCCTCAACAAAGCTAAATTCAATCTGCACAACGCCGTTGGAATCTCTCCCTTGGCTCATGCGTGATGGCTGGGCCACCACTTGCATCTGGCCCATCCATGGATGCACCAGCGTGCCTGCGCCAGATGCCTCTAGGGCTTGGAGCAGCCTTTCACCATCGGACAGTGCGTTTTCCCCTACCAGAAAAGCGGTGATGGTAATATCACGCGCTGCGCGGCCCATATCTTCCGGGTATGGATTGTCGCGCTGCGGATATTCATGCACCTGCAAACGCCTGCCTGCGGTTAAACCGCCTGCCTCGACGAAGAAGGGCACGCCCCGAAAGCTCGCCTCCCTAAGTTTTCCTTCCCACATCATCAGGGCATTCCCATCGCGTTGGCGCTGTAACCCACATCCGTATTCACGGCTACGGCGCTGCTATTATTTTGCTTTGTAGTGACGCGCAGGCCGGGTGGCGCATCTGCAAATTTCACGGTGATCTCACCATTAACCGGCGGCGCTCCAGCACCATTGCTGCGCGCAAGAGCGCCGCTTTGCAGCAAGCTCTGGCGGGGAACCGGTGCAATACTTAAATTCTGTCGCTCCACAGGCAATGGCGCGTTGTCATTGCTGGCAGTTGGCCCCTGCCCTGACACCGCGTGCCATGCATCCTTGGCTGCTTCGGTAAAACTCGATAGGTCGGGGAGATAGCTTTTCACCTTTGCGATTGCGCTCATAAACGCTTCGGGGATTGAGTCGAAATACCCGGCGATGCTGCTCACTAAGTCAAAGAACCATTTTTGCACCGGTTCGAAGCCTGCAATCACTAAGCCCAGCGGTGAGAAGCTAAATACCGTTTTAAGCAGTTCCCAAAGCTCACTAGCACCCGCCTTGATGCTCTCCCAGATACCNGAGAANAAACCAGAGATTGCCCCCCAGTTGCTATAGATAGCGTATGCNGCCGCTGCAAGGGCCACCACAGCGACAATAAGCAGGCCGATGGGGTTTGCCAGCAAAACGAGATTAAACGCTTGCATGGCCGTATATCCGGCCCTAATTGCCACCACGAAATTGCCGAGGGCGGTAACAACTTGAACTGCGGCGAATTTAGCCATATTTGCAGCAGAAATGAGTAAGATGCGGCTTAGCCTGCCCAGCGCGGTAACGATTTGAAAAACCGCGAGTATGATATGCGCATTGGCGAGAGCAAAAAACCCGATAATCAAATTGGACCATCCGCCCACTGCATCTGCCAGCCACCCAAGCTTTCTGCCAAACGCGGCAAATCCCTCAATAACTTTGTCCCACTGGACCTGCTTAAGGGCGCTGACAAACTTTAGGATGGCATCGCTGATAGTTTTGCGCGATCAGGAGGCGGTTTACTTTGTACCATTCAATAAGCTGGGAGATCAGCGGGTTTAATACCGGTGCCAGTTTGGCCCCGATGGAATTTGAAAGCCCTTGCGAAGCGGCCTTGATTCTGTCGAAATTATCGCCTAAATCGTCGGCGTTTTTAAGGTCATCGTCGCTAAGAACCAAGCCGAGCGCCCGTGCTTCTTCTGCGGCCTCCCGCATACCCTTGGCACCAATGGCGAGGAAAGGATAAAGCTCAGCGCCGGATTTGCCAAATAGTGCCAGCGTCGCGGCGGTGCGCTGCGCAGGGTTCTTAATTTTGTTCAGGCCATCGGCAACCTCAGGCATAAGCTGCCCGGCGTCTTTGAGGTGGCCGTTGGCATCATAGAGGTTGATGCCCAGCTTTTTGAATAGCTTTAGGGCCTCTTTGTTTTTGCCCGATGCAGCGCCAGCAATAGCTTTGCTTAGCTTTACGGTGCCACCTGTCAGGCTGTCGAACTCAACGCCCTCCAGCTTGGCCGCATAAGCCATTTCCTGTAGCTGCTTAGTGGCAAGCCCGGTCTTGGTGGCGGTATCATGGATTTTGCTACCATAATCCGCAAAGCCGGACACCATTCTGCGCAGAGCTTCCACGGTCACTGCACTGGCAGCGGCGATGGGTAGCCCGATGGCAGAAGTAATTTTCTGGCCAGCCGAGGCAATATCCCGCAGGGATTTACGGGTTAGCTTAGCAGTCTGGTTTATGGATTTAAGGGCGGGGCTGATTTTATCGACAGCACTGATAATGGCCTTTAGCTCATATTTATTTGCCATAAATTAGCCCTCTTTTAGGCTTTCGCTGATGCGGCCCGCCTGACAATAAAAGTCCATGAATTCACTGGTGGATAAATTCAGGATTTGGTCAGGCGGTGCCTTCCAAAAAAAAGCTACCTCGAAAACCGCGTTGGATAGATCGCTTACGCTTCCGAAGTAGCAGGCGCGAAAAAAGGCATGATTGCCGTTTGGATTGTCATGAAATCCGGGCCAGAGATTTCATCCACAGAGGATGAGGGAATTTTGGCCAATACTTCGATGTATTTGGCCAAAACGTCTGGTTTCAGGTCCACAGTTTCATCTGCGCGCACCGAAAAGGGATAGCCGATTCTACGGATATCCTTTGCCATGGGTTCGCGCAGCGTCAGGTTCGAAACTTCTTCACCATGGGCGGTGATTGGCTTCTTTAAGGCGATGGTGATCTCATTAGGCATTGAAATAACCTTTCTCGCCGTTGAACTCCAACGGGATTTTGCCTTCGTCGGCGGTGATGTTGGAATCACCCACAAAGAAAGCGCCGGTAAGCGTGTAGATCATATCGTTTGCCAACTCTGCCGTGATGACCATGTCAGTGGCGGTGGTGATTTTTTCCAGCGGGAAAGCGCCCGTGAAAATGAAATCGCCAGCAAGCCTAGGTGCGCGGGCAACCTCTTTGAAACCAGCGACGCCGCCCAAACTCATGACGGCTTCACGCGTGGTGTTCGACACTGGAAGTTCAAGGGAACCCTCTAACTCCAGCTGCTCACCATCCACTTTAATGTAGCAGGTACCTGCAATTTTTTTAGCCATGTTTTATGCTCCTTAGGTTGTTGGATATTGCAGACGGAACTGGTTAAGAACCGCCAAGACGCTGAGTGAGTTCACATAATCAGGCGGCAGCAATACGTTGACGCGATTCGGATTATTGGAATCGCGCTCTACGATGAGATTCGCCTGAAAACTTTTGGAATCTTCCACGATGCCATCACGCTCCATTTCGGCATAGGCTGCGATCAGTTCGCCGCGAATGACTGATGGGGTGACGATGGCCTGACCTGCACCAAAGCGGGTGTTATCGTTTGCCAGCTTATGGCGCGGATATTTCTGGGTGAAGCGCGCTTTAAGGTTACGCAGCACATAAGCACTGGTGAAAAGCGTGATCACATCGAAATAGCTAGGGTCTGCCTGATTAAAGGCATTTTTCTGGTAGGTGGTAATGCCCCGCACAATGCGCAGCACGCCGCCAGCAACATAGCCGGGGGTGATGCCATAAGAGAGCAGCGACTGCTGTTCCGTGATAAGCCAGCGCTTACCGGCGCGGGCTGGCAGGATGCCAAAAAGCTCACCCGTTTGCGTCGGGCGGGCGGGGTCGATAGAGAGATATTTTGCATTGCGTGCACAAAATGCGGCCGCAATTTCCCAAACAGGGCTTTGCACATCGGCCTCATAGCCAAATGCGCACGCGTGCTGGTCATTACGGCCACCGCCAAACGTGGTGAGTGCGCCGAGCGTGCCGCGATAGGCGTAGAAAACACCACCGTAAATCTGGCGATTCCAAGACCAGCGGCCAGAGGAATCGTTCAATTCGGTTTGCAGGGCATTGAGGCTCGTATTGTCGTTATACGGCAGTGCGATGAAATCATAAGGCTCATCACCCATATTGGTGATCGCCGTGGTGAGTACGGGATTGGTAGCGCCGCTGGTCATAGCGGTTGGCGTTACCGTAATGCCCGCAGGCGTGGATTCGCCGCCGGTTGCACCGTAATAGTTGCAGAGCACCTGAATATCATTGCCTGCAACGCCTTTATTGCGGGCGGTCAGGGTAACAACGCCGGACGCCGGGGAAGCCGTAACCGGAAGGTCGGTATTGGCATTCACAGCAGCGGCAATGGCGGTGGCCACCTGCGTAGCGGTCATGCCAGCGGTGATGCCGACGTTGACAACATGGCCAGCGATATAAAGCGCAATGGTACCAGATGCCGTGGTGGTGCCCACGGTGGTGACGGTACCACTTGCAGCGACGGCAGCGCCATCATCATCAAGAGGAAGGCACCATACTTCGCCAAAGCTATCGTTGGCGCGGTAGGCGGCCATCATCGCTGCCAGCATGGAGCCGGGGCCGAAGAAACTTTTGGCCTGGTCGATGCTGGAAACCAGCACGGGCACGTTTGCGGTGGCACTGCCAGCGGCGAGTTTCTGGCCGATGAGCAATGCACGCTGGTCTTGCAGGAAATACCCCGCCTGTGAATTGTCCATCTCCGCAAAGAACAGCGGGGTTTTGACGTTAGCGGGAATGTTTTGGAAGCTGACTGACATGGCGATTTACCTCTTAGTTTGGTTGTTTGGTTGCTTTGCCGCTTTTAGGCGCGGGTTCTTCTACGATTGTGATATCTCCATCCAGCAGGCGGCGATTCCAATACTGGTCCAGTTCTACTTTGCGGCCTTCTGCGGGCAGCGCATCGTTCATGTACGGGTCTGGCACGATGCGGTTTTCGACTGGTTTAATGTGTGTAAGCGTGTTCATGGAGCCTCCGAGGGGATTAGGTGTTTGGTAAATCAATTTTTAGCTTGTGCTCAATGCGGCCATCCGGGCCGGGCGATTGAATGTTTGGGTCAGCGGCGGGGTCGATCATGTCGACGCTAACGTCGATGCCTTCGATAAACGGCAAGGCTTCCAGCTGCTCATGCTGATAAGTATCGCCATCCCCAATTTCGATTTCGCAGCCGAATTCAAACTGGTACCAAAGACGGTTGCGGTCCATTTTCACCAGAGCGCCGCCCTGATATTCGATAGGCGTGTGATCTGCGGTCATCTCCCAGCCAAGCAAGGCTTTCCAAAGCACACTGCGGGCGTCGTCCACAGCGTTTGAAGAATCTTGACCGCGCTCATCGGCGGTGTTCGACACCACCACAATGACGGCGAAGCTTTCTTTTAGCAGCTGGCGATATCCATTATTACTGCGGTTTGGCTCGGCATTATCATCTAAGGGCACCACAAAAGCGGATGGCACGGCAACATTTGCCTTTTCTGGCAGGTTGCTGAATTCCGCCGCACCAAATACCCTGCGGGTGAAATATGGGCTGCGCTCCCGTAATGCCTTTATGATAGGGTTTAGTTTCATTTTCGGGCCACCAGCGCATCAATCATTGCATCACGAAGCGCAACGCGGGTTGCTGCCTCTCTTGCCTTAAGCGCATCTGGCATAGGGCTTTTGCGCGGAGCGATGCGCCAAATGCCATTTTTTGCCTGTGTCTTATGGCCTTTTGTCCTTGGTTTTCCTGTAACGCCAGCCGCTAGAATTGCCGGGTAGAAGTCACTCATACCCTCAACTTTAACGGGACCGATTGCAGCCCATAGGCCACCACTTCCGCCCCGGCGCCGGGCCATCAAAACTTTGATGGCGCGCTGCATTAAACCTGTCATTTTACCGGGATATTCACCGGGATTCGATACGGCCTTGCGGGCGATCAGGCGGCGGGCGTTTTTCCTAACCTCGCCTGCTTCCTTGCGGATGGCAGAGCGCACGCGCTTTCCGTCGAAATCAATCTCGCTGTAGCCGCTGAGCGCAACATGGACGTCTAAAGTCATGGCGCTACACTCTGGCCGAGTTCTTCGACTTCAATAACCGTGAAGCGTCGGGCACCGTTAGCATCACTGATGCGGTGCGGGCGATAGCTCATACCATCGCATTCCAGCTGGTAGTCGCCCGTTATATTGCTGGGCCAAGTCGTTTCGGGCCAGCGGCGCACGATCATGCGATGCGTCACCGTGGTATCTGTCTGCTTTGACCCGTAATAGGTGCCACCGCCTACAGGCTCTATATTAGCCCATACAGTGGCGATAGGGTCAAAGGTCGCCTGCACATCATAATCACCGTCAGGCTCGTCCGTGCGGCGCTTTATGACCAAGCGGCGGTTAAGCTTGCCGATAGATGGGAGCTTCATTTAAGCCTCCATGATGCGATATGCGTCGAGCAGTCCCGTAAAGAATGAGTCGGAAAGGGTGCTGGTTATGCCCAGCACTTCGGTTTCCCTGTTTTCATAAAGGTTGCCAACTTGTAGCAAAATCCACTGACAAATAGGCTGGGGCACTTTATCTGCCGTGGTGCCATACCCTGCTTTATAGCGAACCTTCACCGCCTCCAAATCTTGGCAAGTGGCAGGCCACGACAGGCCGAATGCGGGCACCAAGAGAGCAGGTTCATAGCTGGATTTAAGCTTGTATTTATCGCTGGCGAGTGTTTGTTCTGCGCCAGCGGTATCGAGATATTTCACTGTGACGATTTCTGTCACTTTTGCCTTGCGCAGCTTAAGGGCGGTTTCGAAGCGGGTAAAGGTCGCTTCCCAAACCGTTTCCAGCAGCGTGCGCTGGAGATAGTTTTCTGCCTGCGTGCGCGCCGAGGTAATATAGTTGCTAATCAGGTCATCATCTTCATCATGGTCCACGCGCAAATGAGCCTTCGCCTCCGCTAGGGTAATAGGCTCTAGCGAAGGCGGGTTTATCAGGGCGGTGATTGGCATGGGGACCTAGATGGAGATGACTTTAGCGTTTTCGAGGGTGAGCGCGTAAGCAACTGCGGGCGCGCTATTGTCGGCGTGGCCACCTTCAACCAGCCATTTTGCGGTGGCGGCATCGGTGGAAACCACCTGATTGGCCGGCACATCAACGCCTTTGATTTGCGTCGCTGCTAAAACGCGGAGTTTCACAGTTCCTTTTGCGGTTTTTTCCGCAGGCGCAGAAGGCTGTTCATTCGCCGTATCTGCGGTGTTATCACCAGTTTCCGCATCAGGTGCAGGAGGTGTATTGGTGGTTTCATCCGCAGGCGTTGTAGGTTTTTCAGCAGTCGCTTCGGGCGCTTTCTTTGCAGCAGGTGCGGCCTTTGCCGCTGCCTTTGCATCTTTAGCTTTTTGGAATTTGCTCGTCATGGGTATCTCCCGATGGAATTAAAAAAAACCTTAGGGGCCGGATTTTACCCGGCCCCTTTGGTTTGACCTGTCAGCTATCAGAATTAGGTGGCCGAATTCTGATAGAGTTTCACAGCTGCGGTATCGAGCAACGTGCCGCCATGGCGGGACCATTGCAGGAAGCCCACCTGACCCAGCTTCGTGTAAGCCGAATCGGTAAAGCGGAACAGTTCCGCAGCCATCGCATCGCGGATGGTGTAGAAGCTGAAATCGCCAAACGCGATGGATTTGGCATTGGCTGCCATAACCGCGACGTCTTGGTTGATGATGACAGGATACCCCAGCAGGGTATCTTGCATTTTGCCCGCAAGGCCATCGTAGCCGGGGATAAAGATAGGGCGACCTGCACTATCTTTAAGCTTGCGGATAACCTTGAGCGATGCATCGTTCATCATGAAGGCGCAGTTACCCAGAGCGCGGTAAGCAGGGTCAACCGAATGCACCAGATCAATGAGGTCATCGACGATGACGGTCAGCGTCTGGCCGGTGGTGCCCGTTTTACCAACAGACGCAGCGGTGATAACACCCTTAGGCTGGGATGAACCCGTACCCGTGGTGAAATACGCGTTGGTGGCGCGGAAAACGCGGGTAGCGCAGCGCTGGCGTACCAGTGCTTCCACATCAACAACCGCATCTTGCAGAAGCTCATAAGGCACAGCTACGATTTTGGAGCTGAACTTATAAGTTGGCAGCGCAACGGTGCCAAAGGTTGGGTCTGCACCGGTTGCGGTGGTGTTTTGGGCAATGAGTTCACCCACTTCTGCGGTGCCATCGGTGGTTGGGAAGCTAAGATCGTTACCGCTGGTGGTTTTCAGGATAGTAGCAACTTCGCGCATACCGCCGAAAGCTTTGAGCGAGTCGATAAGCTTTTCTGCCACGCTTGCTGGAACAGCATAGCCGCCCTCAGATGGNGTGGTGGTGCTCATGGTTGCACGAATGTGCGCCCATTCTTCCGAAGTGATTGCTGCATCACCGCCGCGAAGCCACTTATTGTAAAGCTCGTTGCCGATGCTCTTGGTNTCGCGCAGGTTTTTACCAGCGGTTTCGATGATCTGGTTGTTAAGCGTTTCGTCCTTAACAAGGTCCAGCACTGCTTCGGCGCGTTTGAGTTCGCCTTTCTTAGCTTCGATGGCCGTCATGGATTCATCGTATTTAGCCTGATCTTGGGCGGTCCATTGCTGGTCCTTTTTGCCTTCGACAAGGGCGCGAACTTCTTTGGCAAGAGCAGCGATTTGCTCCCGCAGGGCTTGAATGCTCATAGGTAATCTCCATTTTAGTTGAAATAAAAAAGGCCGCCCTCAAAGAGAACGGCCCAAGGCTGCAATCACGCGGGAGCGCTAGGCAGTTGCGATAGCCACTTCAAGCGTGCGCAGGAGGTGGCTGTGGTCGTGCGAATCATTTTCTTTTGCCGCTGGCGCTGGCTCAGCAGGTGCAGTTTCTTTAATGATAGGCTTTTCTGTGGGTTGAATAGGGGCGTTTTCGTAAGCCGAAAGATTCCAGTGACTGGAGCCTTCTGCCTTTGCAGCGCCTTCGCTGATTTTATCAGCAAAGCCAGCGTCCACGGCTTCTTGTGCAGAAAACCATGTTTCCTTTGCCATCCATTCGGCAATAACTTCTTGTTTATTTCCGGTGCGTTCGGCGTAGCTTTTGACAAGCGACGCGTCGATTTTGTCGAGCAGCTGGGCGGTTTTTGTAATATCTGCGGCGTTGCCCATGCAAATGGTCCACGCATTATGAATCATGATGAAACCGCCGCTAGCAATTTCGATTTCGTCAGCAGCAAGCATGATAAAGCTGGCAGCGGAGGCCGCGTAGCCATCAATGTGCGCTATGATGTTTGCCGGATGGTCGCGCAGCGCCTGTTCAATAGCACGGCCACCAAATACATCGCCGCCGGGGCAGTTGATGCGCAGGTGAATGGTGTCGACCTTAAGTGCGCGAATATCCTTCACCAAACGCTCTGCGGAAACACCGCCAAACCATGCGGCTTCTGCGTCAGTGGCAACGATGGCATCATAAAGATAGATCGTGGCTTCTTTATCAGCGGCTACAATGTTAGAGCGTGGAGCATCCGCTTTGTTATCAAAGAGGAGCTGCATTACCATTTTTTGCGTCTGTCTTGGCATCGGCTTTTTCTCCAGTGTTAATTTTATCGCCGCCTGCAATAGGCTGCTGGTTTTCGATTCTGCGGACTTCGTTTGGTGCCATCCAGCCCGGTTCACCGGCCCGGCCCAGCGCAATGCGATAGGATTCAAAGCGGCTTTTCATATCGCCGCGTTCAAGGCCCGCTGTGTTAAACTCGCAAAAATATGTGATCGTGCGGAAGCATTTGCGGTTCACTTCCTGCTGGATTTTGACCAGGATTTTGGAAAGCGAATACTTGATAAAGCCAATGCTCATCTGCTCAATGCCGGTTCCCCAGCTGGTAGTCTTTTCATTGTGGCCGATCATGAAGGGAGGCACGCCAAAAATGCGGGCGATATCTTCAATCTGAAACTTGCGGGTTTCCAGCAGCTGCGCATCTTCTGCTTTCATCGAAAGCNTTTTAATATCCATCTCGCCTTGCAGCACGGCTGGCAGGTGATGATTACCCAGCCCTGTGTGGCGCTTTGCAAAATCCCGGCGCAGCCCTTCCGCTTGCTCCGGCGTCACATTCCCTTTGGAGGTTATAATGAAATCCGGGCGAGAACCGTTCTTGAAAAACTCGGCGCTATACTGGTCTGCGGCGATGGCAATACCTGCGGGTGTATGCAGGGCGTTTTTAAGCGTGCTCATGCCGCGCAGGCCATCAAACCCAAGGTTGGGCACATGGAGCATATCGTCTTGGTCGAGCACTTCAATGACGCCGTTTTCACGGTAGATCGTATATATCAGCCGGTCATTCAGCTTTTTAACCGTCACCGCCAAAGGGTGGAGAGCTTCAAATCCGCTGATAAGGGGCGACAGGCGGCTTTTGCGTATGATTTTTGCGAAGCCATCGCCATGCAATAGCAGGGATGAAATAAAGAATTCCCAAAAAACTGCAGCCGAATAGCAAGGATTTGGCTGCTCATTTAGAAGCCACCAAATATCATGCTTAATGCGCATTGGCACATCGTCATCATGGCGCTCATAGATATGCAACGGCATACTTACGACAGAGCCAGAAATCAATCCCACGCAGGCATAAACAGAAGATATGCGCATCGCTGTTTTTTCATTCACCGGCACGCCCGCGCCCGCCATACCCACTTGGAAAATTTCTTGCCACTCGCTGTGATTTGAAGTCTGCGCGATATCCGCAGCCTGCGGCGTGGTCAAAAGTGGAATATGGTTTGGTCTGCTGTCGCTAGAATCTGCTGGCGTGCTATCGCCAAATAGCCGGGAATATAAACTCATAACAGAATCACTTTCGGCTCTACCTTTTCACCCTTGTTAAGCTTGGCAATGCCTATGGCCATTGCCAGCGCAACAATACCGTCGATGCGCCCGGTGGCTTTATGCTTCGCAAATTTGCGGTTGCGTGCCGGGTCCTCTTGCAGAACGGCTGATGAAACATTCCAGCGCAATACAGGGTTTATTTGGACCTCAAGCGCACCGCTCAAAATCACATCTTCCAGTGCTTCGATGGCTGGCCCCATGTCTTTGAAGCCTTGCCCGAATTCTGCCAGTGGCAAGGACAGGCCGATATCGTCCATTTCCTGCTTAAGCAAGTCGATGCGCCAGCGGTCATAAGCTATCGAATGGAAGCCATGAAACCCGTTCATTTCCGCAAGCCATGGCGCTATATGGCCGTAGTTTACGGTAACTCCCGGAGTCGTTTGCAAAAACTCCTGATCGCGCCATAATAGGTAAGGAACCCTGTCCTTATCGGCGCGCACTGACAGCGTTTCTTCCGGTGTCCAAAAGTCCACCAGCGCTTTGTATTTTTCGCCTATTTTCCATACCCGCGCACACGCGGTTAGATCCCGCTTTGCCGACAAGTCGAGCGCCGCAAAACAAGGCACATCTAAAAGCTCGGAGAAGTCCAGTTCGCGCTCACATGATTGCCATGCTTCACGGCCCATCCACGCCGCCTCTGAATCCGTCCAGACGCAGAAATTTAACCGCAGCGTGAGGTTGCGCTTGCTGGGCATCCCCAGAGCTTTTTTTACCTCGCTGCGCAGATATTCATGCTGGAAAGTTATGCCCAGATTTGGGTTTGCTTTCGGCCAGCAGCTTTCATCTTTTAGCGGGTCGTCGCCTTCATCCAGCGCGCAAATATATGCGAAGAAATCGTCAGCAGCCAGTTCGCCAGCGCAAACTTTGGTGCCGTATTCATGATAATCCCAGCATACCGAATTGCGGTCACTGCCAGAATTGGTAATCATAAAGGTTAGCGCTTGCCGCCTGCCCTTCATGCCTTTGGCCAGAAACTCCACCATGGCATCCGTTGGATGCTCATGAAGCTCATCGAGCAAAGAGCAATGCGGGCGAAAGCCCGACTTGCCGCGCCCGCTGGATTCCGAAGATATCGGCCTAAAGAAAGAGCCTTTATTCAGATACGCGATGTTCCACTCGCGGCCTTCGCCGCCAGAGAAAACAACGCGGCCAGCTATAGCAGGCGACTGCTTTGCCATTGAAATCGCGTCGCGGAATAAAACCCGCGCCTGCTCTTTGTCAACAGCAGCGGAATATACTTCCGCGCCCGGCTCATTGTCTGCCATCATCATCAGCAGGCCGATGCCTGCCGCAAGCGGCGATTTACCAGAGCCTTTACCCGTTTCGATAAAGGCCATTTTGAAACGGCGGAAACCGTTGGCGCGCTTCCACCCGAAGATAGAGCCGACAATAAATTTTTGCCACAGTGTCAGTTCAAATGGCTGNCCTTCAAATTGGCCGCCATTTAGCCGCAGCACTTTTGGGAAGAATGCAATGGCGCGATTTGCTGCCGCATCNTCCCAATAAATCCCNCGTTTTTTTCCGTCTTTCAGATCGTTCAAGTGACGCTGGCAAGCGTTCCTCACATGAGGACCGGCCACGATTTTTCCTTCTAAAACGCTCCGCGCATATAGCTCAACGTCCGTTAAAGAAATCTTCTTCTTGGCTGTCTTTTTCCTCATCATCAAGCACCTGAATTTTTGAGCGCGATGCTGGCGTGAGGCCGAAATCTGAGAGCGACGCTTTTAGCCGACGCTCGGCATCTGCAATCAGCGCAAGCTCTGGCCTGTTCCTAACCATCGGCCCGCCTTTGCCGAAGGTGATATAAGTAAGCTCTCCAGCTGCTGCGAGTTGCAGCGATTTTCCGCCCTCGCCTTGAATCGTGATTGGCTTTGAAAGTGACTCGCGGGCGCTGCGCAAATCCGCATACGCTTCGCACAAAGTTTCCAGCGCTATGCCATCGGAGATGGTGAGCACGTTCATGTCGCTCAGCAGTTTTTCAATAACCGGCCATGCCGCCTTTGCTTTTTCCGAAAGCCAGACAGGCGCGGTGGGTTTGCGTTTCGAGGGTTTTGGCTCGGCTTTATTTATCGCACGTTTGCCCGGATTTCCCTTCACCAGTTTGATGACGTTAGGGGTTGATTTCCGACCCGCCATTTGCCCTTTACCTTTTTCTTTTCATTTCGCGGTTG